TGCCTCTGTTGCTGCTGTAGTTGCCCCACCGAACCGTTCAAAAACTCCGGTGGGCACATCGTCAACTACTAACCAAACAGATCCGAACTCTGCCAACTTTGCGAGTGAAATCAAGTTTGCGGACGCCTGTCCTGAAGAGACTGTAACAGTCTCCTGTGCGACTACACCGCCACCATACCATTTTACCTCAGTGCCTTTTGGCACATCGGTTGAAACTACATCTGCCATTTTTCTTATACCTCTGCGAAACTAATCAATACATCTCTCGGAATATGATACCAATCTAACGGATGTGGTACCATAGTACCCCCGGTTACGGTTCGTTTGATAATATCATACGAACCTACGCCGGTTACTGTCCACCGCTCTACCCTGGTATCCGAATGTATCGGTTTATGGAGAGCGGTTTTTACTGCTGCTGAAAGCGCTTCTACGTTTACCGGGCTTCTCATTCCCCCGTCAGCACGCGGGGGGTTGTCCCAACATGACACCTGCACGCGAACCTCGTTAAGTTTTCCAACCTCCCCGTTGGGCACATCAGACGTGAGATGAACCGATATGCACGGAAACGTAGGAGAGGAGGGGAGCCCGTCAACATACACCCTGGTTGAAACCAGATTGGTAATCCCGCTGGTTGCGAGGAGTTTGTCACGAACCATGAACTTAATCAGGCTGATGAAATCACCTCGATTTGTTTAAGAAGCGCTGTACGCAGTTTTTCTTCAATCTTGTCTTTATTCTCATCCCAGGCTGGACGGATAAACGGGTGTGGTTGGTTCCCGTGCCAGAGAACCGACTGCCCAACTTCAATCCCAAAAATATCAGCCCATTTCTGGCTTTTTACCTGCCATAACCAGGGAGTCTGTCTTCCCTGTCCGTTCTCTGCATAGATACCGGTTCCATACTCCTGATAAATTGCGTAGTTTATAGCGGACTCTGCGAAGATCCCGGCCTTAACATTGAGTTCTGTATCCGTGCTATCGTCCTTTACCTGAATGTTCGGCTTGAGTTTTTCGGTATCTACAGGCGCTTTTCGTGCCATCATATCGGCAACGTCGCCCATATTCTGAACCATTTCCTTACGGATAGATACCACCGTGCCTCCAAGCGCCTCCAGTTTTTTGATGAGCGTGTCCATCCCCTCAATCTCAGCCATCGACAGCCTCCAGGTCAAGGACCAGGTGAGAAATGCCTCTCGCAAGTGGAGCGGGTTTCACCGACTTTATCAGGTACGTCCGGGCATATGGGGCGGTGAGGCCTACAATGGTTTTCCCCTCAACGGCTGCCGTTCCTGCCGGCACAATGCATTGAGGAGTTCTGGTAGTGTGGTATCCTGCATCCCCTTCGCGCTTGTAACTAGGCGCTGGAGTGTCAAACCGGCACCATATGGCCGTATAAACTTTTACTGTTGCCTTTATCCCTGCTATATCAGCCGCACCAAGGGTTTCTGATGTCTCAAGGTTTGCCTGATGGATTAGCATGGACGAAGGAAAACTCATTACGCATCAACCCGTGAAATGATTGCGCCAAGGCCTCCAGAAGCCTCTGAAAGTAGTATGGCCTCTGCTTCCTCCCGGAGTTGGTTGATAATCGATTCTGTGCCTCCCTTGTGAGAGTAGCCCATTATCGACACATCAAACGTTCCATCAAACCGGTTTCGGTCTGCTAAAAGGCTTTTCGCGTATGCCAGACACGCAGTTTCCCCGGCAGTGGTAGAGATTGATAATCCGTGTGCCGCCACGAACGCATCTATCAGCCGATCCGCTTCTGCCAGGATGTAATCTATGATAGTAGAGTCCAGGCTACACCCGGTCATAGCTATAAAAAGAGCTGAGGTTATTCTAGCCATATGAATCCTTTTCTTCCTCTCTGGTTTTGTGTGTCGATTGGAGTCATGGCAATTCTATGGGTTTTAATCCTCTGCTGATCGTTCATCTCGGCAGTCTGAACTGCCTCTTGGTAAGTTTTTGTCAGAAAATTTGCATGATTGGTAGTAAGCACCATAGTGCTCAGTACTCAATCCTGCACGCGGCTGTAGCGTCAACGATACCAGTACCGTATCTCATGGTAATGACTCCACCCTGTATCTGTTTTACCGGATCGTCGTATCTCTTTACGGTGATATCCTGTCGGATAACGTTCAGAGCAAATTCGTCAACGTCGGCGATAATTGCCCCGAAATCTCCATCAGAATCATATTCCCAGGCATAAGACGCGTTTCCGGTTGAAACAGTGGTCTCGTATGCGTCCAGTCCAAGGATCCGCCCGATCTGCCCGGTTCTCATAACCTGCTCATACCCTACACTGGTTGACACCGGCAGCAGGGAGCTGAGAACCTGGTATTCCATGTCAGGGGTGATGAGCATTTTGGTTGCAGACCGGTTTACTTTGTTGACCATGCTCCGGGCCTTTGCAAGAGCCGGAAGACCAAGGTTTGACCCGGTACAGTCGTGCTCCTGAATGTTGGTTGCAGACAAACAAGCGAGAAGCGAGTCTCTATTAAACTTGTTCTCAATTTTTGCCCCTGCTCTTCGGATTTCCAGGGCAATGAGATCATAGTTGCTGTCTGCCATCATCTCATCAGAGATTTGTGGCCTGGTACCTATTTTCTTAATGGTTACGTCAACGGCTGAATACTTTGCATTGGTTGGAGGTACTTCTGTAGTTTCCGCGACTTCCTCAGCATAAGATCCGCTGGTGCTCTTCGGAATCTTGAGCCCGGACCCGCTTCCGAGGTTGATAGTCGGAATAAAGTTCCTCATTGCCTGGCGTGGCTCTGCCCCTTCCTTAATCGTCGCGAAGAACTCAGTCTGAATCAGATCGGTGCCTTCAATGCCTTCCATCGTGATAAGTTCACGAACAGGTTTCAGATCATACCCAGACTCGTCTTTGTTCAGGACGTAAAGTACGAGTTCACGCGGGATTGCTGCATCTACGTATCTTTTGAGTTCTCCCGGCCCCATCTCAAGCGCACGGAGATAGGTGGTTAACCCGGTTGACCCGTGGAAATTTGCTGCGTTTATCATGATGCGTTCCCCACTGTGAGCGGAATAGGCATAACAAGTACCCGTCCGGTTCCAGATGCTGCGATATCGTCAAGTGCCATACCGATTGTTTGATCCTTAATAGTCACGGTAGCACCTGAAGCAGTGAAATCAATCTCGTTGATAGTCCCACCAACTTTATTATCGTTGCATTCTACCCAGTGGCCAGCGTCAATCGTTGCTGTATTGTCTGCGTTTGCCATTTCGACAACACACCCGGCCATAGCGACCGCGACATACTCGCCGTTAGTCACATTGTCAAGTGCCACGCCAACCGGCTTGGTGTTTGCCCCGGCCACAGACGCAAGCACGGTCATCGAAACCCCGGTTGCAGCGTAACAAACTGCCTGCCCCACCAGGATGGTACCGGACGCGATAAACGTCAGAATCGGCCCGCCGTCAGAAATTAGTTCAGAATCGTTTGCGCTGGGAAGGGTTGGAAATGCTGAAATATCTGCCATTTTATGCACCTACCATTCTCATTTCGCCCCGTTCAGTGTTGATAACAAACGGAGGAGCCTCAAGTTCTTTTGCATAGTCAGTCTGTGACTTGGTCACAGGTTCTTTTTCAAGAGCGTCAATTCGTGCCTCGAGCTCTTTATTAGGCTCTGACAGTTTGTCAGTCAGTGCTTTTACCGCAGCAGAGAGCTCCTTTAACTGGTTGCCCTGCTCTGCGATAGTTTTCTCTAATTCTACAGTATCCATTTCTGGTTCCTCTTCAATTACAACGGGAGCTGGTATCTCTTCATTCTCCCGGATCTTGCATGTCTGACAGGCACCCTTGTTTACGGTTGCACTGCCGGTGAAAAACAGCTCTTCGGCCTCATACTGTTTGGTGCCGACGTTCCAGCGCTCACGGCCACCGTGTTCCACCGATACGAAATTAGCAACACCGGCCTCTATCATGGCAATGGTATCTCTGGAATCCTGTGAGAGTCCATGATATTCGATATCGGCTACTATATGCCCGTCTTCAAAGCGTGGGTTTGTAGTCCGGCCTATCATTTCGCCAACTCGCCTTGGCACACCCCCCAGGTGTCTCGACCAATGAGAGTTGTCTATCCAGTTTCCAGCATTCCGCCGGAGAACGTCTTCAGAATAGTAGAGCGGCGTCTTCTTTGCGGAATCTGTCCAGGTTCCAGCGCCTAACATCTTCACACCCTTAACCAGGAGCGAGCCGTCTGGGCGCTTTTCCAGTTTTCCGCCTGCCTCCTGCCACGAAAATGATAACGTTCGCGGAGAAGACGCGGGAATTTCCCTTGTTTCCTCATGTTCTCGAATTGATTCTATAGAAAATTCTAAAAACTCTATAGGAACATAATCTTGTTCATCGAGCCATGAAAGAGCGCGGGCTTTATCATATTTCAACGGATCGAATATGATCTGACATACTTTCCCGGTATCTGAATATCCGGGTGTAATGCCCGGTCCAAACCGGTTCTTCTGCCATCTGACGGGTTCAAGTTCCCGTATCAGTGCAGCATGACCGTCCGGTGTGGATAGCATATATAGAGTAATGCGTTTCTATATATTCAAACTTCGCTAACTATAGACTTTATTTTGTCTGATCCACGGGTGCCCTGATACTGCTCGTATGTCATAACCGGTTGAAAATGACACCGGCATTCCCCAGCATGATGAATAGGAGGCCCGTCTGCATCAGTCACAATCCAATCCTCCACTCCAAACTCTGATGCCAGATCCTCAAGTTCCTCATACAGAAACTTTTTTGAGTCCATATTGATATAGGCACCCTCAAGATCATTCCACCGGTAAACCTGGCCGTTCAGGGCCAAACAGGTTTCACACGTTTTTGAATCGGTTACTGTGATCCAGCGGAATATCTCTATACCAACGTTCAGAAACGTCTCTGTTTCGGCTTTTCTTGCAGCATTGACTATAATTTCGGTTGCGATCTGATTCGCTTCCGTTATTCCTTTCCCGGTTGCCTTTCTCACATCCTCCATTATCTGATCAAATGTTTTCCCGGCATCAATGCCCCGATACACGATATCCTCATAAACGTCCTGCATTTTTAAACCAAACTCATCAACACGCTTTGATAGTTTACCGCGTAGATTCTTTATCGTCTTATTGACTCCAGGGTTGCTCATATTGATGTCAATTTTTACATTGAGCGGGCCTAGTTGTTT